AGCAAATCCCCCCACGGCCGACAACGCGGAGATCCGCAGCGTCGAGATCAAATTCCCGCCCTACGCGTAAATGTCGCAGGTTTTCTTTAATCCCTTTTCCGGCGCGGCGCAGAATATCGCTCTGCCCCAGCTCGACTCCTCGGGTCAAATCTCCGGCGCGATGATCCCCGACGATTTCGACGATGTGCAGCGCTTCGACTCCGTGGCCGATTTCCCGAACCCCGGCACCGTAGCCCGCATTTACTTTCCCGCAGATACCAACATCCCGCACCGCTGGGATGTGGACACCCTTTCCTACAAGCCCATCTCGTCCGACACGGACGGCGGTGAGTTTTAGGACCACCCCGCAGTAACAACCCCCAATACCCCCAAAACATCATGGCTAATACCCTACGCATTAAACGCAGACTCACAGGTGCCTCCGGCGCCCCTACCGGCCTCGCTCTCGGCGAGTTGGCCCATAGCTTCGTGGATGACAAACTCTGGATCGGCAATGGCTCGACCTCAGTTGTCATCGGCGGCGAAGGCCACTTCGCTACCAACGCCGACCTCGCATCCGAAGTCTCGACGCTGAACTCCAGCATCAGCTCCGAAAACTCCCGCGCCGTCGCAGCGGAGCAAGCCCTCGGATCACGCATTGATTCGGTCCTCTCGAACACCACACAAGGATCGCTTGATTCGTTGACGGAGGTCGTGAGCGCCTTCCAGGCCGCAGACTCCAGCCTCAACGGAGCCATCACCACCCTCGCCAACTCCGCCTCCAGCGCCCTCAGCTCGGCCGTGGCGACACTCGAAGCAGCCGACAGCGCCCTCGACGGACGCCTCGACACCGCAGAAAGCGACATCAACGCGCTTGAGAGCCGCGCCACGACCATCGAAGGCGACGCCTCCGCTCTGGCCGCTCGCGTCACCACAGCCGAAGGCGACATCGACGCCATCGAGTCAGCAGCCACAGCCCTTGCAGGCCGTGTGTCAACTGCCGAAGGTGACATCAACTCCATCGAATCCGCAGCGACAGCCCTCACAGGCCGCGTCTCCACTTTGGAGACCACCGCAGCAGGACTCGGCACGATGTCCACGCAGAATGCCAACAATGTCGCAATCACCGGCGGCAGCATCGACGGCATCAGCTTCGACGGCGGCAGCTTCTAATCAGCTCCCGCCCCCCCACAGCGGCGGTGCGGTTCCAGCCCGCGCCGCCGCCACGGGGACACTGCTTAAAACTTAATTCTTAAAACTTAAAACTTCTCCATGGCCACGGTCATCCAGCTCCTCCGCTCCACGGTTCCAGGCCGAGTCCCTACAGCCGCGCAAGTGGCCCAGGGTCAACTCGCCCTCAACCTCTCCGACCGACGCCTCTATAGCAAAGACCACACCAACGAAGTTTTCCGCCTCGCCCGCCCCCGCGACCCGAGCGACTACCAGATCCTCCACGCCGTGGACGGCGACGATCTCTACCTCGGCCGCCTGGCTTGGGAAGACTACCCCGCCTCCGGCCCCGCCGAGGACTCCACTGCCTGGACCATTTACAAAATCACCACCAACTCCGCCGGCGATGTCGTCTCGGAGCAATCCGCCACCGGCGCGTGGTCGAACAAGCAAAACCTGACCTTCGCATGATATCGCCACTCTACGGCCAACTCTCGCCCCTGCGCGTCCCGACCTCGATGCGCTTCATCTCGAATGACGCGGATGTCGTCGCCTATGTCCTCGCCGTCGAGGCCGCTGATGGGCAGCGATTGGAAGACGGCGTGATTTCCGCTTACGAATCCTTCATCACCGGCTGCAAAACCGACAGCATCTGGACCGCCATCAAAGCCTCCTGCATTCTCGCAGGCGCTCGCACGCTTTCTGGTGCGCTCGTCCCACTCGTCGGCACGGCTCCGACCAACGCAAATTTTGTAAGCGGTGATTACAACCGAGAAACCGGACTACTTGGAAACGGTTCGACTAAATATCTGAATGCAAATCGAAACAATAATGCAGACGATAGATCAAACCGCCACGGGGCTGTATTTACGACGCAAACAGCAACAACAAATAACAGAATTTTATATGGTGCCGCATGGACTTCAAACAATGGGAACTTAATTCAACGCAGCTCATCGACATCTTACAACACACGAGCGAGTAGCGGCATGTCTAATATTACCGTTCCGTCCGCCGCAACAAATGGGTTGGTTGGAATAACAAGATCTTCTTCATCTGGTTATGTTTTTTTGCATGGGGGGATTCTTTATTCGTTAGCTGTATCATCTTCAAATCCATTTTCCTCAAATTCAACTATTTTTGCAGGCATTGACGCTTTAGGGACTATATCTGGATACAACGCCAGCCGGATTTCCTTTTACAGCATTGGTTCAGGTCTCGACCTCGCCCTCCTCGACACCCGCGTGACCACCCTCATGACCGCCCTCGCCGCCGCCATCCCATGACACTCGCCGCCCTCATACAACAGCCCGTGAGCTACGAGACCGCAAAAGACCTCGCGCTTGTTTTCAGCTCCGAACTTGCCGCGCAACTCGCCGCCGTCCAAGCCGAGCATGGCAACCCGCGCCATGTCGCCAGCCCCGTCGATCTCGTCGATGGCCGCAAAATGCTCTGCGCCGACCTCCTGACCGAAGTCGGCCCCGGCGGCCTCTACTCCGGAGGGTTCGCGCATTTGCCATCCGAGCTTTTCGCTCAAGTCGAAGTCCTCCCCATGTCCCAAGTCCTCCCGCTCCTGCCTCAACCCGAAGAAGAAATCTAAACCCAACACCAACCATGCTCGAACAAGTCTCCAACTCCGTTAAATTCCTCGCCTTTTTTTCGGCGTCAAAACAAGGCAAAACCGGTTTAACCGTAACCGTTGACATATACGACCCATCCGGTTCGCAGATCGTAACCGGCGGCAGCGCCACCGCCATCGGCGGTGGTCTCTACAGCTACACTCTTTCCACCAACAACAGCGCCGAGGGCGAATACGCCGCCGTATTTAAGACCACCGACAGCACCGTCGATTCCCAGCACATCCCGTCTCTGTGGGTTCTCGGTCGCGCCGGAGTCGAAAACCTCGACGCCGCAACCAGCTCGCGCCTTGCCAGCAGCGCCTACACAGCCCCCACGGCAGCGCCAACGGTCACTGCAATCCGGCAGGAGATGGATTCCAACTCAACTAAACTTTCAAATCTCGATGCCGCCGTATCAACCCGCTCGACCCTCACCGCAGCGCAAGTGAACGCCGAAGTGGACACCGCACTCTCTGATGTTGGCCTCACCACCACAATCACAGGCCGCATCGACCAAGCCATCAGTTCGCGCCTTGCCTCGGCCTCCTACACCGCGCCAGCCAATAGCGATGTCTCAGCAATCAAATCCAAGACCGACGCGCTCCCTGCCTCACCCGCAGCGACCGGAGACATCCCTACAGCCGCGCAGAACGCCACCGCCGTCTGGTCTAAACCGGCAAATGAATTGACGGTGGCAGACTCCATCGGTGAACGCGCAAAGCAACAAAGCACGGTAGCAATTACTGGCGCTCAACTCGCAGCCGCCCTCAGCTAATGGACACGCACCAAGCCACCGCCTCGTTCACCGGCCTTCTTGCTACGGCGAGCGGCATCACGCTCTCCATGCTCCCCGAGCTTGAGGCGTGGCTTCGTATCGCGTCCTTGCTCATCGGCTGTGCCGTCGGACTCGCCTCCCTTTACGCAATCCTCCGCAACAAAAAACACCCCCATGAATAAAATCCTCTCGCACTTAAAACAACCGTCCACCTTTCGCGGTTTGGCCGTGCTCGGCGGCCTCGCTGGTTTGAGCCTTTCTCCCCAGCATTGGGAAAGTATTGGCAGCGCCGTGGCGGCGGTCATAGCCCTCATCGAGATTTTCCGCAACGAGAAGTAATGATCCACCCCGCCCAGATCGTCACCGGCCTCCTGGCGACCGCGTTTGCCGTAGGAGCCCTCCTGCTCCTCGGTGGATGCAGCACGCTGGGCATCTCGCTCCAGACTGACTACGGGCAATTCAGCTACACGCTGCCGGAGCTGCCAAAGCCTACATCGAGCAAATGACCCATAAATTTTAATCCTCCCGATGCTCCCCCCGAGCCGTCCACAACAAGCCAAGTCCAAGACGCAAGCCCTGCTCACCAAGGCCCGCGTGGATGATGCCGTGGCGCTTGTGGGCATTCGAGGCTACTACCGCGACAGTATGGGCAAAGTCGGTAAGAACGACCGAGGCATCTACGACGACGCCATTTTCCTCGTCTCGCCAAACGCCTACGCCACCTTCAACGCCAACACCGATCCCTCGATCCGCCGCGCAGGCATCGCCGTCCTCAAGCCCGGCGTTCATCGCTACCGCAAAGGCAAACACGGCCTCAGCAAGCCTGGCGGCGGCTACCCCGCCCTCCGCCCCGCCACGCCTAGCGAACAACTCCCCGTCCACCGCGACGACGAAGGCGACAGCATGGGCATCGCCATCAACATCCACAAAGGCGGCTTCCGCACGACCAGCAGCGAGGGCTGCCAGACGATCTACCCCAGCCAGTGGGAGTCTTTCATCTCCTTAATCTATTCCGAAATGGACCGCGCCGGTCAAAAGACAATTCCCTACCTACTCATGGAGGAAGAAGTATGAGCAAATCTAAGCAACAATCTCGCAAGGCAGTGCTCGAGCGCATTCGCAAGGAACTCGTCGATCAATTTGATTGCGGCCTCGCGGTGGTGAGCTGGGAGGAAGGCGGCACGACCTACCACATGGATTTAAAATTCGGGAACCAATACGCCGTCGAAGCACTGGCCGACAGGACCAGCGACATTTTGTTCCCTATGGAAGACGACGAAGAAGAAGAGGAGGAAGAAGCATCATGAAAACATCCTGGAGTTCCATAGCCCGCGAGCAAGCTGACAAGGCGCACAAAACCGAGGTCGATGCGCTCAAAGCCAAGCTCGCTCAATACCAAGCCAGCGTCGAAAGCCTGGAGAAGCAACTCGGCATCGCGCTATCGCTCGGCAAGACCCGCATCCGCCCGCAGCCGCTCTCCGTCTCGATGAACGACAAAGCCGAAGCCGTCGCCATCGCGCTCGCCAGCGATTGGCATGTGGAAGAAACCGTGGAAGCAGCATCGGTCAACGGCCTCAACGAATACCGCCTCTCCATCGCCAAGACCCGCATCGAGAAATTTTTCAGCACCATTTGCCGCCTCACCGAAATTGAGCGCGGCGGGGCCAAGATCGATGATCTCATCCTCTGGCTCGGCGGCGACCTAATGACCGGGATGATCCACGAAGAACTCGCCGAGTCGAACAGCAAGACGCCCACGCAAGTCATCCTCTGGCTGCAAGACCGCCTCGCAGACGGCCTCGCCACCCTCAAGCCGCATTTCAAGCGCATCCTGATCCCGACCTCTTACGGGAACCACGGACGCACCACCGTCAAGCCCCGCCACGCCACCGGAGCCGCGCACAGCTACGAGTGGCTTCTCTACAAAATCCTCGAAGGCCGCTTTCACGGCGACCAGCAGATCGAATGGCAGATTGCGGATTCCTACTTCAACTTCATGACGGTCTATGACCGCCGCCTGCGCTTCCACCACGGCGATGGACTCAAATTTCAAGGCGGCATCGGGGGCCTCACGATCCCTACCGAAAAGGCAATAGCTTCATGGAATAAGTCGCCGAACCGAGCCGACCTTGATCTCTTCGGCCACTGGCACCAATACCAGCAGAACCGGCACTGGCTCTGCAACGGAAGCCTCATCGGCTACAACGCCTACGCCCTCTCGATCAAAGCCAGCTACGAGCCACCGACGCAGACCTATTTTCTGCTCGATAAGAAACGCGGCCGCACCATGACCTCCCCCATCTACCTATGACCTGGAAACACCTCGCCAAAAAGTCCAACTCCCTCCCGCCCGGCTGGAGCACCGCCGACGAAATCGCCGCCGACCTCGACTGCGAACCAAGCGAAGTCCCAAAAATCCTCGCCGCCTCGATCCGCGACGGCCTCGTCGAGAAACAAAACTTCCCCCACTGGCAACCCGGCAGCCGCCAGCTCCTCTACCAGACCGGCTACCGGCAAAAGACCGGCAAGGTTATCTCCGAAAAAAGCCCACAAGTTTCTGACAAAACCCCAGACTCCATCCCCGGCATCCCTGACGATCTCCTGCCCAAGGTGCGAGATAAAATCCTCGCCCACCCGCACAAAACCGCCAGCGCCATCAAAGATCTGTTCAGCACAAACAACCGCATGCGCCTGAGCGTAGCTGCCATCCGCAGCCTACTTGACAAGGCTCCGCACAATAGAAGGTAGATGCCAGATGACCAAACAATCGTAGAAGGCGATGCCGGATTCCTCGGCATGGCCTCCCGCTTGAACCCGCTGCAATTGCAGCCGGGCATGGTCCAATACGCCGAAAACATGCGGCTTGACCGAGGCGTGGCGCAGACACGCAAAGGCGCGAAGCGGCTGGGTGATGGCATCTCGGCAGGCACTCAGCCTCTCACTCTCCCATTTGTGCTGGATGCCAATGCCCGCGTGCGCACGATCTACAGCGGCGGCATCTTCGCCAGCGGCGTTTTCAGCTCGCCGAACTACGACGATGAGAATGAATACATAATCCTCTGCGGGCCTTCCTCGGCATTTCTCTACCGGCAGGACGAGCCCATTGAAGAAATAAGCTATCCACCTGACGAGATCATCGACCCCTCAGATAGCGTTTCAACGATCCAAGCATTCAATCGTTTCTACCTTCTGCGCGAGGCCGACATGACGCTGCCTGGCTGGGATTGGCAATACACCACCGCCAGCGGCATCGCGGTCTCCGGCACCACGGCTACCGTCCACATCGCCGCCCATGGTTTCGCTGCTGGACAGCGCGTGCGGATAGAGGAGGGGAGCGAAGCGGTATTTCAAGGGCATGAGTATGACATCCTCACAGCTACGGCCAATGCCTTCAGCATCTCCGTGCCTGCTGGCACAGCGCCGGATGTCTCGGCCGACATCGCAGTCCGCCGCGTCAAAGCCCCGCTGTGGTGGGATGGCTCGACGATGGACTTTCAACGCGCCGCCGCTGGCGTGCCGCTTGATAATGCGTCTTTTAAAACCCTGCGCTCCACCGGCTGGGCCAGCTACATCGGAAACCGCCTCTGGATCCCCGACGGCCGCGACACCGTGGCGATCTCGGATGTTCTTGACCCCGACCTCTACGATCCGTTTTTCCAAAGTTTCCGCGCCAACCAGGGAAGCAACGACTACCTGGTGGCAATCCACCCATGGGTCGAGGGCCAAGCACTGGTCTTCATGCGCAACTCGATCTGGCTTGCCAACCTCGCCGACACCGTAAACGCAACAGGAGACACTATCACGGTGGACCCTGCCGTTTCCCGCCTCACGCTGCTCACCGACGAGATCGGCTGCGTAGCCCGCCGCTCGATCCAGACGGCCGGTCAGTTTGTTTTCTTTCTCTCCGACGCCGGAGTTTACAGGCTGGACACTCAGCTCGACCTCAAGCTCCGCGCCAACACCCAGCCTCTCTCGGACCCTATCGCCGACCAGTTCGACGAGATCAATACGGACTACGCTCACCTCGCCGTAGGCCGGTGGTGGAACAATCGCTACTACCTCGCCGTGCCCATCGGCGAGAACGCTACGGCCAACAACACGCTATTCCTGTGGAACGCCCTCAACTCGCAGTGGGAAAGCCGCGACACCTACGCCATAAATATCGACGAGCTACTGGTCGCCACCTACTCCAGCCAACGCCGCCTCTTCGCAGCGAGCCGCGCCGGAACGCTCTTTTTGCTCGATGAGCTGGACTACGGCGACGAGGTGCCCTACGCGAACGCGCAAGACCTCTACACCGAAATCCTCTCCGAACTCATCACCCGCCGCTACGGCTGGGGAAGCCTCAACACAAAACGCCTCACCCGCGCCAAAGCCAGCGTGCTCCTGCCAGACGCCTCCGCCTGCACGCTCGATGCCTTGACGACTGACTACGATGCGGACTTCCAAGTCGCCGCCCTGGAGAACACCACCAGTGAGGAGGAAGACTACACGCTCAAAGCCCCCCTGCGCTGCAAAGCCACCGGCCTCGACCTCCGCTTCCGCACGCAAAGCGGCCGCCCCATTCTGCGTCAAATCAGCGCCGAGGCTACTCGCTCCGGTTTTGACCCCACCGAAACCCGCACCCTAAACTAAACATGGCAACTCTTACTAAAGGCAAAACATTTACCGAAGGCGAAATCGTTACGCCTCAGAAACTTCACGATCTCGTTGGTCTTGGCTCGGTGTCAAATATTGTCAATTCCGACATTTCCGCCGCCGCTGCTATTGCCGACACGAAGCTGGCCACCATTTCCACGGCTAACAAAGTCTCCCAATCCGCCGTGACCAATCTCACGACCGACCTGGCTGGGAAAGCTGCTTCCTCGCACACGCACGACGATCGCTATTACACAGAGACGGAGATGAATACTCTGTTGGCAGGCAAGCAGGCGTCTGGAAGCTATGCGCCTGCAACGGGTATTGCCCAATCCGCCGTAACCAATCTCACGACTGACCTGGCTGGGAAGGCTGCTTCCTCGCACACGCACGACGACCGCTATTACCAAAAGACGGAGGTAAATATTCTGCTCGATGGCAAGCAGCAGGTTGGCTCTTATGCCGATGCTACGCACACGCACGGGAATATCACCAATACTGGTGCTATTGGCTCCACTGCAAATTTGCCAGTTGTAACAGGTTCCGCTGGCCAATTGACAACAATCAACGCTGGTCAAAGTGGGCAAATCTTGTATTCAAGTGGAGGAAATTCAGCCCCATTTTGGGGTAATCCTTTAGGGGCAGGTAATACAGTAATAACTAACTTAAATCAACCAAATACTGTTGTTCAAAGAGACCCTGTTGGAAGTTTTTATGCCAACACTGGAATATTTAATTCACTTAATTGCCAGGACTCTTTTACTGGTGACATCTTGTTTTCAATAGCTCCGAGCAATAGTGGAAATACGGCAATTGGTTTGCCTAATGTTGCAAATTCTACTCCGTTTATAGAATTTTACCGAAATGGAACAGAGGTTGGAAAAATTGTAACAAGCGGCACAAGCAGTATCTCTTACAACACCTCCTCCGACTACCGCCTCAAAACCAACATCGAGCCACTGACAGACGCTTTAGCTCGCCTGCTCCAAATCCCCGCCCACCGCTTCAACTGGCTTGCCGATCCGAATGGCCAGAAAGTCGATGGCTTCCTCGCCCACGAAGCCCAGGCCGTCGTGCCCGAATCCGTCGCCGGCACCAAAGACGCCGTGGATGCAGATGGCAAGCCAATCTACCAAGGCATCGACCAAAGCAAGCTCGTCCCCCTCCTGGTCGCTGCCGTCCAAGAACTCGCTGCCCGCGTCGCCGCCCTCGAAGCCAAATGACCACCGCCCCCACCATGCTCCGTCCCGAGCCCTACCACGCGACCAAGCTCGCCGTGCGCCGGTCCCCGTTGCACCGGTGGGGCGTCTTCGCCACGGCCCCCATCGCCAAGCACGAAGTGCTGGAAGAGGCCCCCTACGCCACCGTGCCCAAGAAGCAACTCGCCAAAGCCCCAGCCTGCGAGACCTACAGCTACTATCTGGACGACGCCACCAGCATCCTCGGCTTCGGCCTCGCCCCCCTCTACAACCACCACGACACCCCCAACGCCTCCCACGAGATCGACCAGGTAAACGAACTCATGCGGCACTACGCCCTGCGCGACATCGCCCCAGGCGAAGAGATCACCCTCAACTACGGCGAAGAAAACGCCAAGCACTTCTTAGAAAAGGAATAATCCTATGGCAATGAACATGAGCAACAGCGGCGGAGGAGGGGGAATGTCCGGCGGAGGTGGTGGCGGTGGCGCGATGAGCGCAGCCCCCGCGATGAGTGCAGCCATGTCCGACAACAACATGGGCGGCAACGCCATGTCCGGCGGCAACAACAACGCCATGTCAACAGGGTCAACAGGGTCAGCAATGTCCAACGCCATGAGCGGCGGCAACAACGCCATGTCCGGCGGAGGAATGTCCACCGGCGGCATGGGTATGGGCGGCATGAGCGCCCCGCCAGCCCCGCAGCAGCGCAGCCTCTCCGAAGAAATGGCCGCGATCTCAGGCTACGCCCAAGCAAACGCCCAGGCTCAAGCCAACACGGTTGTCGATACCGCAGGCCGCCTCAGCGACCAAGCCATCGAGAACACCGGCGACATCGCCAAGAAGCTCGAAGACAGCACCTACACCGCAGCCGCCAACCAAAACATCCGCGACGCTGGAACCTCAGCCGCCCAGCTCGGCCAGAGCTACAACCAAGTCGGCCAGACTGCCGACCGCGTAGCCGCCTACAACGACCCCGCCCAAGCCCGGCTCAACGAGATGGCTCTCGGCCAGCTCTACCGGCCCGACCAGATTTCCTCCCAAAATGTCGCCGCCGATCAGGCACAAGGTGCCCGCGTTGCCAATGTGGGCCAGATGGACTACGCCCGCCTCGGCCAAGTTGCCGATGTCCAAGGCCCAGCAGGCTACACGCCTGACCAAATCCGCGCCCAACGCATCCGCGCCGCTCAAGCGGGGGCCGTGGCCGATGTCAACGCCCAGCAAATAAACGCCGCCAGCACCGGAGGCATCGAGCGTGTTGGAGGCACACAGGTATCCTCGGTGGACCCCATGCAAGCCGCTCGCATCCGCCGCACGCAGGATGTCGCATCCCGAGATATCCGCGCCAGCGCCGCCGAGCGTGGCCTTATGGACGAAGCCCGAGGCAATGGACTCTATGGGCAACTCCGCGATCAAGCCAGCAACGACCTCGCCCTCGGCCGGTCTCTCTCCGCCGAGCAGAGCCGCGACGCCATCCAATCCTCCCGCGCCGCATCCTCCGCCCGTGGCCTTGGCCTCGGCCAATCCGCCATGGCCGCCGAGCTTCTCAACCGCGACCGCTTCGCTACTGCCAGGGAAAACGAACGCCGCACCTTCGCTGGCAATGTCCTTGGACAAGGCACCGCCGTCCAGCAAGCCGCCAACCAAGCCTACATGGGCCGCCAAGAAAGCAATGTCGGCCGCTCACTCCAAGCAGGGCTCGCCAACCAATCCGTCGCTGCCAACCGATCTCTACAGCAAGCCCAGCTCCAGCAGCAGGCCAACCTCACCACCAACCAAAACGAACAACAGCGAGTGCTCGCCGAGGCCGGTTACGCACAACAGGCCGGTCTTTCCAACCAAAGTTTGGGTTTCCAAAGCGCAAGTCAGGACGCTCAATTTTCCCAAGCCGCAGCCCTGGCAAATCAAGACGCCTCACTTCGAGCCGCTCTGGCAAACCAATCCGCCGGTCTTAATCTCGGCCAAACAAACGCCCAGCTACGGCAAGCCGCCTCTATCCAATCGGCCCAAAACCAACTCGCCGCACAGCAAGCCAACCAAGCCGCCAACGCCCGAGCCCTTGAATTTGCGCAGCAGGGCGGGCTTCAAGCCTCCTTGGCAAACCAGCAAGCCGGACTCTCCCAAGCCGCCGAGCAGGCCCGCCTGCAACAAACCGCCATTGGCGCGTCCTACGACGCCTCGCAACAACGCGCCATGGCCGATGCAGGCTACGCCCAGCAGGCTAACCTCGCCAACCAATCGGCCAACCTCAACGCCGCCCAATACAACAGCAGCCAAAACCTCGCCGCGCAGCAGGCGAACCAATCGGCAAACTACAACGCGAATTACGCCAACCAAAATTTCCTGCAAGGAGTCGCCAGCCAGAATTTCAACCAATTTTCGGGACAGCAAAGCATGCTCGGCTCCCTCTACGGCCAGCAGGCAGGCATCGCCCAAAACCAATACGCCAACAACCTCGGCCTCGCCCAAGCCAATGTGGCCCTCGACCCCTACCAACGCGCCCTCGGATCCAACATCCCCATAGCCAGCCAAGGCAACGCCGCCAATATGATCGGCACAGCCTACGGCCAGACCATGAACTACGGCAACGACCTCTTCAACACCAACACCAACATGCAGGCGTCGATCTACAACTCTTGGATGAACAACCAAGCCGCCCTGCGAGGAGCAGGAGTCGTGGGTGGGTCAACAAACAGAGCAGGCAATGCCGCCATTGGTGCAGGCGTAGGCATGGCCGGTGGAGCTTTAGCTGGCGCAGCCATGGGAAGCGTAGTCCCTGGAATAGGCACATTAGCTGGTGCTGTGATAGGTGGAGCAATGGGAGCAGCCGGTGGCGGTGGAGCTGGTTACATGTGCTGGGTAGCCCGCGCCGCTTGGGGAGAAGACAATCCCCGCTGGATCGACTTCCGCGACAGCATGCTCACCCACGCCCCCGAATGGTTTGTCGCCGCCTACATGCAGCACGGCGAATCCATCGCCTGCCACATCAACACTCCGGCCCGCCGAGCCCTCGCCCGCCTCGTCCTTTCCACCCTCCAGCACCTCTGGACCCCGGCTAAATCCAACCTCCAACCCGCCTAATTCCCATGCCATACAACCCCTCAGTCAACGACCGCTCCGGCGAAATCCTCGCAGCATATCAAATAAAAGCCGCCGAACAAGATATGCAAACCAAGCAATTTTTGGGCGAGCAAATTGGCAATGTAGGCACAGCTCTCACGGGAGTCCTTGCAAAAAAGCAGGAAGACGCCAGCAAAGCCACCAGCATTGGCGAAGCCCTTAATACGATGCAGTCCACCCTGCCTACTTACGGGCCTGAAGGAGTAGCGCTGCAAGAAATTATAACCAAACGAATGGCTAGCGCTGGAAACAACCTTGATAAAATGTCCGGAATTTACATGGCCTCGGTGCCTGCCATGGAAAGTCTCCGCAGTCGTTTTATTCAAAACGCCCAATACAACAACGCCATCCAGCTCGCCAAACAAAAGGCTGCACTTAGCGGCGGAGGTTCCAATCCAGCCCTCTCGGTGGAAGTCGCCGATGGTATTGACATCTGGCAGTAAAATATTGCCATGTCCTCCCGCGCACAAACTGCTTTCGTAAACACCGTGCCGTTGCCGTCGATTACCAACGACCCGGACCCGAACAGCATCCTTCCTACCGGCCCGGCGCTATCGGCTCTCGACCCCAGCGATCCCGCCACGGCACAACAGCCTGTCGGCAGCGCGATGGATGCCATGGACGGTCAGGAAGAGGAACCGTTGGACGACTTGGCCGCACAGCTTGCCGCAGGCCGTCGCATTCGCATTACAAGCAAAGAGCAATGGGCGGCCATGTCTCCGCACCAGAAGGAAGTCGTCCGCGCTGCCATGTCTTCCGGCGGTCAGATTACTTCCAACAACGCCGTGCGCATCTACCAGGACAGCGTGAAACGCGCCCGCGCCAACCAGGTGCAGTCCGTATCGTTACCCGATGGCCGCACGGTGAACATGGTGAATAACCAAATCATCCCCGAAGCCAAGCAGCCCGAGCCGGTAAAGTTGGAAAGAGAGAAAGCGGAAGATGGCACAATAATGATGATCGACCCGCTCACCGGACGCAGCTTCCCGGCATGGAATGAAGCCAGTGGTGAACCCGTGCGCGGCCCAGCCAAGCTCTCAGCCACGCAAGAGGACAACATCAAGCGCCTGCAAATGCAGAGTGAAAACATCGGCGCACGCCTTAACGCCCTCACAAGCTTCACCGAAAACGACAAGGTTGAATATGACAACCAGACCGGCAGCTATGCTGCTGCGCCGTTTATGGGAACAAAGGTAAAGGCTCTGCGCACCCAACTGGAGAAGGAGAAAAGCGACTACGACAAGCGCATTGAAATCTCCCTGCGACCCGTGCGCCGTTCTGATTCTGCCCAAACTCAAGCCTCGCAACCCGCCCCTACGCCACAGGCTACGCCATCCCCCACGCCCAGCGTGACGCCATCCCCGACTCCCCGCCCGAACCCTATGCCCACTCCTTCTGGAAACATTAGCAAGGCTCAATACGACGCCCTTGCACCAGGATCTACCTTTACCTGGAACGGCAAGACCTACACCAAGAAATGAGTTGGGCACCCGCTGAAGTTCTTGAAGAGGATTTTACCCCTCCAGAAGTTTTCAATGCTGCTGAAGATTTTGTTCCTCCCGAAACTCTTGACCCCGCACTTCCCGCCGCTGTGCCATCCGCCGTGCCGCAGCCGGATGAGGCGATTGATTTCCTGCGCGATGCCGAGCGCAACGGCCAAGCCGCCGACGACCAAGGCATAAAGGAAGGTATCTTCCCTCAAGGCAGCACGCCGTGGAAGACCCTCGATGGCCGCCTCTACATAGACCCCGCCCGCTACAACATGGCCGTGGAGCAAATGTGGAACCTCGGCGTAATCGACTCCACGAACTACACCGAACTCCTTAAAGGCACGGTGGACCAATGGGACGAAGCCAGCCAGAGCTACATTCCAAGCGTCGAGAAAGCCACCGCCGCCCGCCGCGACCTGGAGCGCCGCGCCGGTGCCTACCCCGAAGCCAAAGCCGCCGCCTCCGGCCTCCTCAAGGGAGCCATGCAGACGGGAGCCGCCCTTGTCGCAGGCCCGGCCACCGCCGCTCTCACTATCCCCACCGGCCCTGGTGCAGTGGTTGCCGGTATTGCCGGAGGCACAGCCGCCGCCCTCGGCACAGGAGCGGCCTACGATAAAGCCCTCGAAGCCTCGGCCAAGGAGAGCGAACTACTCGATAGCTTCTACGCCGCCAACCAACTTGCCCCTGGCTACAACTCCGCCGGCCAACTCGTCTCGATCCTCGCCCCGACTCCCGTATCGGTCTCGCGCCTGGCTAACGCCGCCAACCTCATCCGCGCCGAGAAGGGCGGAGCCGAAGCTGCCAAGTTTATCAGCGGAGCCCTCGGCACCGGAGCCGCTATAGGCGTGGGAACGGATGTTGCAATCCAAGCCGCCAACATCGGCCTGGATAAACTCATCCACCCCGAGATCAACCCCCTCATCGCCGCCGAGCAATACCGCCAGACAGGCCAGCAGCCACCGCAACGCCCCGAGTTTGACCCCGCCAGCACCGCCATATCCGGCACCCTCGGCGCACTCACCGCAGGCATCGGCGTGAAGGCTCGCAACCGCGTTTACTTTGCCGACGAGCTGCCCTTGGTAGAGCAGAAGGTAAAACTCGGCACGGCCACTCGGGAAGAAGCGGCGGATTACTTCTCTATGCGGCGCACCGTGGAAATCCTACGCGAAGACCAGCGCCTCATCGACGCCGGAGCTATCGCCAAGAGCACCGTGGACTTCATGGGCAAGCGCGTGCTGGATACCAACACCGTCATCAATCCCCGCTTCCAACGCGACATCCTCACGCAAGCCGGATTCGAGCCACCAGTTCCCGCTACCCCCCGCCCAAGCCAGCCCGCCATACCCTACGCCACCGAGAATCCCCAAGCCGCCATCCCTCTCCAAGGCCAACCTGCCGCCTACACCGGCCAAGCGTTCCTCAACCGAGGCGGCGCAGCCCCCGCCTTCCAAGGCGGCAGCAACGCCCTGCCCGGCCCCGAGGGGATTCAAGCCCTGCCAGGACCGGCCGTGGTATCAAATGATACCTTCGACCCTTCGACCGCTACCGAAATTCCCCCAACGGCCTCTGCTCCCGTAGCAAGCACACTCAGAGCGCCTGAAGCGACAGGCTCACCCGAAGTGATCAGCGGGGAGGGGGCCTCTGTTTCCAAGCCAAAGCGCCGGTTCCCTCGCATATCCTACGATCCCGGCACCTTTCCTATCCTCTCCGCCCTCCAAGAATCTCCCGTGCGCACCAGCGCCAGCGGCAAAGCAGGCGGGGAGAATGACAACTGGAATGAGATACGCCGCACCGGCAGGCACTTTGCCGAGACGCACCGCTCCACCGGCACGCCCTACGATGTCCGCGCCCAGGAACTCTACGACCTTGGCCTGATCGCTGACCCGTATCCCGACACCCTATTCAACGCCTACATGGCCGAGGTGAACAGCTACCGGCAGCTCAAGGATGGCGACCCGCAAGAAGCCGAATACAACAAGCTGCAAAAGCAATACGACAATTTCTCAAAAGCCGCCCTCGACCCATCCGACTCCAAGAAAGCAAAGCTGCAACCCATCTCTGCAAACTCGCTACAAATCGGCGACAAGGTGAAGATCGGCGACGAGTGGCTCAATGTGAAAGCCATCGACCCCGAGACATTCACCATCTCCCTGCAAGACGGTTCAAAATTTGGCCTCCAGAAAGTGGAAGACGGCACGCAAATGTGGGTGCAGGAAGCCGAGCTTGCCGCCCCGCCCACCGGCGACATAGACAACTTCTTTGGCGAACCCATCGACACGCCTGCCCCTGCCAAACAGGACGATCCTTTCTCCGGCAATATCTTTAGCCCGTCCGAAATGCCATTCAGCCTCGACCGCCCGGTGCTGGACGACAGCCTCACAATTCAACGCGAAGCCGACGAAGCCAAGCGCCAACAAGCGGCCTACGAGGAAGCGCAAAAGGGACAAACCAAAATGGCATTTGCCGACGCCGGACCGCAAGGGCCGGTCATGCCCGCAGCGGCCACCATCCCAAAGCCCGCGCTCAATACCTACAACGACGCCCAAGTCTTCGCCGACTACCCCGACGCCGTGGGCGTAGTGCGTGCCATGAATGGCACTTGGACCATGCCGCTTATCCTCGGCGGCCTTGACAAGGTGCCGGTGGTGGAGATGCCCGAGGCCGTGGAGTTTGTCAAAGCCCTCTCCGGCGGCAGCCCCACGGTGCAAATTCCTCGCAAGCGCAATGCGCTGGGGAGCTTCAGCCCGAACGGCCAAGGCGTCATCACCCTGCATCCCGACCTCATCAAAGCCGGTGGAGAAGCCTCGGCCATGATGACCTTCATGCACGAGATCGGGCACAATATCCAATTCATGGACGACTTCCGCATGGAGAAGGGGAATCTCCTGGGAATCATTTCTGGAAACCCAACGCTCAAGCAAAGCATTCCGCTCGATCCCAACCCCGCGCCGGTGGAAGGCTGGGCCTACAGCGAGCAGCCCATCACCAGCAAGCAACGCGAGGGCATCCGCCAGAAAGCCGAGGCCGACCTCCGCGCCTCCCTCGAAGGCGAAGTGCGCAAGGTCATCGTCAACGAGCCCATCTACGCACAGAGCGGAGTCACCCCCGAGATCGTCAAAGGACTCTTCGGCCTCGACGCCCGCGAGCAATGGCCGGAGCTCTACGATTGGTTCGCCCGGCAAGATGGAGCCACCAAAGCCAACATCGTCAAGCAGGCCATGAAGGGAATCCTCGACAGCCGCCTGGCAAAGTTCCAAGTGCAAGGCGAGCAGATCGGCACCAATACCCGCGAGGAAACGCAGACCGTTGGCGGCCGCGAGCCAACTCAAGACGAACTTCGCGAAGCCTTCCACGCCGCCATGCGCAGCGAGATGAACGCCCGAAATGTGGCGGACCTCAAATACATCCGCCAAGAACTCATCGACCTGACCAAATGGTGGAAGCCCTTCGACATTACCCGCGCCACGCCGCAACACCTCGCCTACCGTTTCAGCTCCGAGGAACTCTTCGCCGACGCCATGAGCGTGCTCCTCAACAGCCCGGCTGACCTTAAAGCCCGCGCCCCTATTTTCTACGAAACCTTCTGGAACAACCTCGACTCCCGCCCCCAAGTCAAAGCCAAGCTGGCAGAAATCTACGACCGGATCAGCAAAGGCCGCGACGCCGTGCTGGATAAGCGCCTCGCCCGAGACATGGAAGCATTCAAAGCCGGTGCCGAGATTTTCATTAGCAAAAGCGCCGCCGCTCAAGCCCGCCGCGCAAGCCTCACCGGATGGTGGGAGAATCTTAAAGACCAGTATTGGAATATCTACCAGCCGATCATTGATTCTGCCGCAAAGGCACGCGCTGCCGGGAAGATCACGCCAGCCCAAGAAGACAGCATCCGCTGGCTCACCGAGGAGCATCCGCTCGCTGAAAGCAAGCTCCAAGTCAAGCTGGCCGACATAGGCCGCCTCTACCAAAGCCTCGATGCAGCCGGTGTAGCCCGCGAAAATTTCGGCATCTTCCTCAAATACCATCGCATCGCCAATGAGCGCCTCGAAG